TCCTGTGGTCGGCACCACCGGGCTGTTCAACCTGTCGACCGTGACGCCGGTCAACGTCACCGGCGGCACCTGGACCTCCGGCGGTGCGCCGGTGATCATCCAGCAGATCAACGAGCTGATCGCGACCACCTGGGCCAACTCTGGTTACGCCATCGTGCCAAACCAGATCCGGCTCCCACCGCTGCAAATGGCGCAGCTGGTGTCGACCTTGGTCAGCACCGCCGGCAACGTCTCGGTGCTGCGCTTCATCCAGGAGAACAACCTCTCGATGACTCACGGCTCCGGCGCGCTTAACATTCAGGCGTCGAAGTGGCTTACCAACCGCGGCGTCGGCAACAGCCAACGTATGGTTGCGTATACGAAAGAGTATGACAAGGTGCGTTTCCCGATGACGCCGCTGCAGAAGACTCCGTTGGAGTGGCGCAGCCTCTACAACATCACGACCTATTGGGGTCGGATGGGCCAAGTCGAAAGCCCGTATCCCGAGACGATTTCCTATCGGGACGGTATATAACACCGTATATACGTAATTTCAGCTTTGAGACGGTAGATTAAATCCGGGGTAACCCGCGCGCCGCCTCCTTATTGCCGACCTCTGATGAGGCGCACCGAAACTTGCGCTGTCGTGCTGCGTGGCAGATCAAGCATCGCAACCACGTCTTACCTGTCTTGCTGTGTCGCATCAGCGTAGCATTGCGGCGATGCAGCAAGTGACCAAACCGACAGGAGGGCATATGCAGACTATCCAGGTGATCAAGCCGTTCATCCTGCAGCACGATCCGCTAACCCGGAAGGTGCGGGATCCGGTGAACGTGAACAACGAGATCGAAGAGATACTGCCGTCGCGGAAGCAATATTTCGATGTCGGTATCTACGAGGTCGAGGACCACATCGCCACCCACTGGTATGTGGTGCCGCACCTGAAGGGCTACGTGGCGCCGCCGGTGATCGGGATGCCGGAATTCCAGCTGGCGCGGCAGGCGGCGGAGAAGCTCAAAGCCGAGCAGGCGGCGGTGGATCCCACCTCGCCGTCGCAGCCGATGCCGGCTGATGCCGTGGCACCGCGTATGGCGGGGCTGCCGCCGGGCGTGGAGCGGGCGGAGCCGATCGCGTGAGCGACGTCGTCGTCACACCTGTGCCGGGCCCGGTGCCGCTCGACACTTCTGGCGCGCCGGTGATCCCGACCAGCACCATCAGCGACCCACCGACATTCCGGCTGCACTTTCCGGAGTTCGGGGACGACACGGTCTATCCGGATCCGCAGATCCAGTTTGGCCTGGACATCTCCACGGTGTGCCTGAGCCCGTATCGCTGGGGCTCGTTGCTGCAGGCGGGCGTCGAGCTGATGACGGCGCATCAGCTGGCGCTGTCACAGCGCGCCCTGCAGAGCGGTGCGGCGGGCGGCACGCCCGGTGCGGCGGGTGGTCTGGTGACCAGCAAGAGCGTCTCCAAGGTGTCGGTGGGCTACGACGTCAGCAGCACCGCGATGGAGGGCGCCGGGCCGTGGAATTACACGACCTACGGTCAGCGGTTCTACTGGCTGATGCGCATGGTCGGCATCGGCGGCTACGAGGTGCTGAGCGACTGGGCCAGCGTCAACCTCTCAGGGGTCGCGCTGGGCTGGGCAACCGGCGTGATGTATCGCTGGGGCTCCTACTGAGCCCATGATGGACGGCGCCAACTTCCCGCCCCCGAAGGACGACGAAGCGCAGCCGCGGGCGGGGGCGCGTTGGGAGACCGTGCAGCACCTCTACACCGTGAACGCCGGCAGCGCGCCGCCGGCCAACACGCTGCTAATTGGCGAGCTCGGCCTGGAGCTGGCGGACCCGGTCAAGATCTGGGCCGGCGTGCCGACCAGCATGGACGCTACGGGCCGCAAGCTGCTCTACGACAGCAGCAAGGGCGCCGGGGCGGCATTCCCCGAGGCGCCGCTTGACGGGCTGGTCTACGGCCGCCAGGGCAGCACTGCGTCGTGGCTGGGGGTATTGCCCCTGACCGGCGGCACGCTCTCCGGAGCGCTGACCATCCAGAGCACGAGCGACGCTACACTCTATGTCCATGCGACCGGACCAAGCTGGCCCGCCGTCAAATGGAACACTGATCTGGCGGGCACCGCTGCGGGCTACTTTGAATCGCAACGCTACGGCAAATCGCGCTGGTCGGTGGAGTTCGGCGGCACCGAGCGAGAGACTGGCTTTGACGCCGGCACCAACTTTCTGATCAACCGGTTTGACGACAACGGCAACGTGAAGTTTCCCACTCCGTTCGCCATCACACGCGCGACCGGCTATGTGCATTTCGGCTCGCTGGTGTTTCTCGCCACCGATCCCAATACCGACCTGGAAGCGGCGACCAAACACTACGTCGACCAGCAAAGCCCGGCGAACAAATACCTGTTGCTGACCGGTGGCACGATCAACCCCGGCCCGCTCAACATCGAAAACCTGATCGACAACCCGCGGCTGAACCTCACCGGGCTGTCTGGCATCGGCTCCTACTGGCCGATCATCACGCTAAATGTGCAGGCGACCACCGGTTCGGTCGGTATCATCCAGAGCCAACGCAACGGCGCGCGGCGCTGGACGATCACCCTGGGCGACGGCTTTACGCCGGAGGTGCTCGGCTCCAGCGCCGGCACCGATCTGATAGTTTCGCGCTACGACGATTTCGGCGGGCTGCTCGGCAACGTGCTGACCATCGCGCGCGGCAGCGGCAACACCACCCTGAACGCCGCACTGATCGTGGCAGGCACGGTATTGCTGCAAGCCGGTGATCCAACCACCGACCAGGGGGCCGCCACCAAGCACTACGTCGATATCAAAGCGGGCGGCTATCTGCCGCTCACCGGTGGCCGGCTCAGCGGTGGGCTAAGCTTCGGGACGCGCTACGCGGCCAACGCACAAGACTTGAGCGCACATATCGCGCTGTATGATGGCTGGGGCGGCTTCAGCATCACCCCAGGCCATCTGAACGTTGTCGCTGGCGGCGCACTGGCGCTGAGCTTTGATGGCCCGTCGATCTTCGTGGCGCCGAACACCGGCCTCTACGTGAACCGCGATCCCTCCACTGATATGGAGGTGGTCAATCTTCGCTACCTGAACGCCAACACGGTCAACATCGCTGGCGGCGACGCGCGCTGGGTCAACGTGACTGGCGACACGATGTCCGGCAATTTGATGATCTCCTCGCCGAGTCAGCAAACGGCGTTCGTGGTTAACGCGCCGATGGGAACCTCGCCGGGATATGCGTTCTACATCGGCGGCAGGCAGCGGTGGTTTGTCGGGGTCAGTCCTGATCTGGAAGATGGCAGCGGCTTCGGCAGCAACCTCGCATTTTACAGCTACCACGACGACGGCAGCTTCAGCGGCACGCCGCTATGGATCGATCGCCAGGATGGCTATCTCTGGGTGCAGAACACCATCTCGGTCGGCCGCGATCCGATCACCAGCATGGAGGTGGTTACTTTAGAATACGCGCGCGCCAACTACGCGCCGATCACAGGCGGTGGTTACCTCCCGCTGACCGCTGGGCCATCATATCCTCTGACCAATGCGCTTTACATCGACTCAACCACGACGGGCCTCGCTGCTGCGATCCATCTTACGACACCGGGCTGGCCCGCCGTCGTGTGGAACACCACGACCAACAGCGTCACAGGGGGAAACACTGCGGCAGGGTATTTCGCTTCGCAGCGACAAGGCAGGAACCGCTGGTCGGTAGAGTTCGGCGGCACCCAACAGGAAACCGGCGGTAATCAGGGCACTGACTTCCTGATCAATCGCTTCGATGATGGCGGCAACGTTCTCTACCCCAGTCCGTTCGGTATCAATCGCCAGCTTGGCACGGTGACCATCCTACCGCCGCTGATGCTCGCTGGCCCGCCTACAACCACCAACCAAGCCGCGACGATGGGCTACGTTGACGGCAAGGCGGGCAACTACCTGCCGCTCGGTGGCGGCATCATGCAGGGCGGCATCTCGTGGGCTGATGTGTATGGCCAAAGCCCGAGCGATGCCACGCATCATCTGATCCTGCATTCCGGCTTCGGTATTGGGGTCAGTGGTCCGACGCCGCGACGCATGAACTACATCGCGGATGCGGCCAGCCAGCACGTGTTCATCTGCGGCGTCGATACCGCGTGGATACAGGCTCAGGGCCTGTTCATGGCATCGGGCGCTGATGTCATCCTGTCGCGCGTGCCGACCAACACGTCGGCTGCGGTGCCTAAGAGCTACGTCGATACCTTCCTGCCGCTGGCCGGTGGCATCATGACCGGCGGCATCCGGTTTAACGATAACAATTACCTCGGTGTCGCTGGGCGACCCGACACCAGCCACCACATCACGCTGTTCAGCGGTTACGGGTTCTCGATCACCACGGCCAGCTTGAATATCGTTTCGACTGATCAGATTTGGTTCTCTAACAGCCAGAGCGGCCACGACATCGCCTATTTCCGCGAAAATGTCGGACTGGCTTTCGTCGGCATCACCAACACCGTCACGGTGGGCCGCGATCCAACCGCCAAGATGGAGGTGGTCACCAAACAGTATGCCGATGGGCTAATCGGTGCGGCGGGCGGACCATTCCTGCCGATCGTTGCTGGGTTTAACAATGCGCTGACCGGCGAATTGTATCTGCCGCATGTCACGCCGACGGTAGACGAAATGGCGACGCCGAAATTCTACGTCGACTTGGCAGATCAGAATCTGCAAAGCCAGATTTCGGCGGTGGTGTCCGGCAACCTCGTGTTCTACGGCCAGTTGGATGTCGCAAACGATGTGGTGCATTACAAATATACCGTAAACCTTCCCGACACTCCTATGCCGTCGCCGAGTGCTGTCCCCAAGGGCGGCTATATAATCGTGACAGTGGGAGGGATACCCCCGACAGGGACCAGCACGAACATTCCGCCTTTGCCTCTTGGCACTCCGCAGTATGTGCGCGGCGATTGGTTCATTAGCGACGGCGAGATATGGATTTTTCTGCCGACCGGCCTCGTCTACTTCACGGCGGATGCCGTTGAGGTTTCCCCGCCGATCCAAGGCACGACCGACGTGCAGGCCACACTGACGTGGCTCAACACCAACAAGCTTAACCTTGCTGGCGGCACCATGCAGGGGCAGCTATTACAGCCCCTGGTGCCAACCACCGGCACCAGCTTGGTCAACCGCAACTACGTCACCAGCACGCTCGGCGGCTACCTCGCGCTGTCCGGCGGCACCATGCTGGGCGGCATCAGCTTCGATGACAGTCTGGCAACCGGCAGCACCACAGACACATCGAAATACCTCACGCTGCACAGTGCTGGCTACGGGTTTGGCGTTTCAGCATACCGGCTGAATTACACGGTCAGCGCCACCGACAACCACTATTTCATCGTGGGCGGCATCGACAAACTGTGGGTCAATTCAAACGGCGTCGGCACCTCGTGCCCAGTCTACCTGGGCCACGATCCGCCAACGACTGGCAGCGAGGCGGCCAGCAAGAACTATGTCGACGGCCGCACGCCGCTGGCCACCGATGCGCCGAATGACACTTGGTGGTGGGGCAGACACG